CTACCAAATATATAACAACAACCACATCTTTTAATATTTATTTTTTTATCTGAAATATATGCTTCTTGAATAATATATTCACCAGGTGTTCTTCCAAATATTAAACCAATTTGTTCTGAACCAACTTCTTTTCCATTTATAGTATCACCAATTTTTGATTTAAAATAAAATGATCCTGTTAATGTATTTCCTGAACAAGAATAATCTAAATCATTAGATATATCTGTATCTACTATATGAACATAATCATCTTTATGAAAAACTCTTTTATAAGCATCAATTGATGGATCATCAATATTAGTAAATTTTATTTTAAAATAGAAATAATGATAATCAGTATCAGGACGATTTGATATTGTATTATATATATGAATTTTAGTATCTTGTTGAACAGCTTCATCAGTAACATTAACTTCCCAAGTTGAACCAGAATGATGAGCATATTTATAATTTTTATATCCTAATGGGTATTTAGCATCAAAACCTCTTTCACCATTTTCATTAACATGTCTTTCTTCCCATATCTGTGGTAATTTTCTTACAGGGTTTATTTCTTTAGGAACTCTTTTACAAAATGAACGTGCATATATTTTTAAAGAATCTGGAAATAAAAATTGAAGTATTTTTTCACCAATATATCCTGCTGCCATTGAAGCCATGCTTACAATAACTTCCTTATTTAATTCTTTCATAATAATGTAATAAATAAAAAAAATTTGAATTTTAAATTAAAATATATCAAAATATGAGTTTTCTTATATATCTATTAATAAATATATTATTAAATTATAGTGATATTATATATTCTATATTTTCATACATAATAATATTACTATTATTATTATTAATAACAAATTATATTTACAATAAAATAAAAAATATTTATTATGATATTTATAAAAAAAAGTATCAATAGGAACTCAAACAACAGAAAAATACTCTTAAAAAATAATAATAATAATAATAATAAATTTAATATAAATTTTATTAATAATAATAATAATAATATTTTTTTAATTTAAGATTATCTCAAAAAATTTGAGATAAAGATTAATCCATTTCAAACAACTCCTTCTATCGCTTTCAAGCAACTGAGAATACAAGCAATTATCCAGATACTAACATGCCCACTAATCCGCGTATGTATCGCAAGAATCACCCCTTCTCCTCTAAGTATAGTCTGAAAAATGCCTCTCCAGAAATCTCCGCAAAGCAACTACGTGAGAAGTTTGGACCCAATGCCATCACACCTCTTTCCTCACCTACTCCCACACCGATAATCTCTATGCGTCGCCGGCGGGAGATCAGGAATGCGGCGGCCATCCAGATTCAGAAAAAATGGCGATCAACGAGACCATGCCACCCTATTCGTGAGAACCGCTGTATTTACGGATGTTGTAAGAAAAAGAATGTAGACTTCTTGGGATCGTTAGTGCGTTAATAAATATTTGCCTTATTTTATATATAAATATAAATATATATAATTTTTTTTTCTCACAAGAATCTCAAAAAATTTGAGATAAAGATTGATTGATATCAAAACTTTCGTTCTTGACTGCCTTTGCAATCTCAAGGACACCCGCCTCTGTCACTTTCTCAACTGAAATCCGTCTTTCGTCTACTAACCAACAGATGTCCACATTCACCACTCCACAGGGATTCGAGTATCCATACACCAGGATTCCCTATATGCTCTCTCCTTACTTACTCGAAACAGACCCTGAGAAATACAAGTTCCTGTTAGAGAAGTATGCAGAATACAAATCTTCAGAGGAAGTGCTGGCACTAGCAGATAAGGGTTTTGACGCTGACCCCATTACCAAGAAGCTTAACGACACCAAGGATCATTATCCATGGTTCTCAACCCATCTTCAATGTCTCTCATATCTAGCGGGTGATCAAAGTGAATATGCCAAGTCGGTAAAGTTTAGATCTGATAATTCAGATACTGTGCGTACAATGTGGTATGGTGATTCCGCAAGCATTCCAGAAGAAGAAGCGATTGAAATAGCAAAACTCATGGTATCTTTCGGTGCCAAGGCAGATATACCAAACCATTACAAAGAAACAATAATGGATACGTTAGAAAAGGAAGGAGATATCACAAGTAGAGTGAATAATAGTAATTTCATCGCCTATATGAAGACACTTCAAAAATAATATAAAATTACAATAGAAAAAAAATTATAAATATAATAGAAAATATATACTTATTTTATTAAATATTTTTTATTACAATATTTATTTATTTATTCTACAATCAAGTTCAGGATATTTTTCATATAATTTTTTAATACTAAGTTCTTTCATTTTTGCTTCTATCATAATATCTACCATTGTGTTATAATTTTTAGGAATATCTAATAAATATTGTGGTATAATATTAATATAATCTGAATGATGACCAATTTTTCCACTACCTTGTTCTGATACATGAAACTTAGGTTTTCTTCCATTTTTCCAAGTATTTAATATATATTGAATATAATGTGATGTTTCTTCAAATTCTTCATCAGGATGTAGTTTCTTATAACATTCATGATGATGAGTATCAAATACAATTGGAACACCTGTTTGTTCACTTATTTCTAAACAATCTTTTATAGAATAAGATCTTTCACAATTCTCCAATACCAATCTCCTCTTAATATTTTCAGGTAATTCCTTGTATCTACTTATCCATCTTTCTTTAGCACCTGGTTTATCACCATATACCCCACCTCCGTGAATAACCATTACAGAGTTCATATCACAACCTAATATATCTAATACTTCAGCATGATAATTAAGATCTGCTATTGATTGTTTAACAGCTTTTGGATTAGGGGAACCCAAAACATTATATTGACCAGGATGAAATGTTAATCTATGACCTTTTTCTTTAGCATAATCTCCTATTTTTTTAAGATGTTCAAGTGCAAAATCATATGTATAATCTGTAACTTTAGGGTTCGTTTTGTGAGGAAACATTTCTGAGGAAAGTCTAAAAACACGTATACCATTTTTTTCATTCCACTGTAACATTTTTAGTAGATCTTCCAAATTAGATAAAACTCTTCTTTTAAGTTCTTCAATACCTCTTTCATCAATAATTCTGACAATTATCTTTCTACTAGCATATACTGGTGGTTTTTGTTTCTTTAAAGTAGTATTCATACAGCATAATCCCAGTTGTACAGGTCTTTCACGAGACATTGTGATAGTTGTTTTAAAAATATTTAAATTAATCTCAAATTTGTATCTTAAAAAATTTGAGATTAAGATTATTTTATTTTATAACTTACATTCTGACTCATAATCTATTCAGAATATAAATAAACAGAAACAAAAGAATATAAAATTATCATAAATGAAATTATCACTATTGATTCTTGTATCTCTTTCTTCAGTAGTTGCAAAAAATCATAAAAAAGTCCTATTAACAGATGTAGAAACTCTTGTTCTTAGAGAAGGACATACGACAACAGGTAGGAGGTCAAATCCTGTATCACAGTTGACATGTTTAGGAGATTGTCGGGGAAAACCAGATGTAGTTGTATGTGAAAATATAGGATCAGATGGTAAAGATGCGGTTTGGAAGTGTATAGCAGATATAATAGATGGTGATTTCTTATCATCATCAATGGATGTATCTTGTGAAGGGTGGGATAATCCAGATGATCCATATATCTTAGCAGGGTCATGTGGTCTAACATATAGATTGACACATAAATATAATGTAAGACAAACAAATTCAATAAATTATCAAAGTGACACTACGTCAGGAGAAAAGTTCTTATTTACGATATTATTTGTATGTGCTATACTTATGACATGTGCTGGTCCAGGAACAGTCACCGATTCTTATTCTAATAGTAGTTATGATTCATCACCAGGATTTTGGACTGGTGCAGCAGCAGGATATATGGCTGGATCAAGTAGAAGTCCATCATATAGTAGTAGTTGGGGTGGTAGTGGAAGTTCTTGGATTAGCAAATCATCAGGATTCTCAACAACATCTAGGAGATAATTACAAAAACATATTAGAATCTTTTTCAGAACTTATATTAATTAATTCTTCAAATTCTTTAACATTATCTATTAATTTTTCAGGTTCATAAATAAATCTAATAAAAAATTTCTGTAACATAGAAGTAGTATATTTTTTGTTTTTAATTATTTTATATAACTGTTCTCTTATATCATCATTATCTGGGAAAATTAATTTAAAAATTTCATTATATTGATATTTTGAACAATGTGTAAAATTAATAATATTATCAATTCTCATAGGTCTAATTAATGCTTTATCTAATCTTTCTATATGATTAGTTGTTATAATTGTAATAAGATCACCTTTAGAATAAACACCATCTAAAAAGTTTAGAATACATGAAAATGATACTCTATTTTCTTCTTTTTTTTGTCTTTCTATATATAATGCATCAACATCTTCTAAACAAAATATAGATCCATCAGGAATTTTATTAGTAGCACAAATAAATGAATGATCTGATAATTTATTAGAGTTAAAATCAATGGTTGATATATCTTTATTTAAATGAGATGCTATAGAATACATAAGACTACTTTTACCAGTTCCAGGTAATCCAGATAATATAAGATTCATTTTATGATTAATACCTAAATTACTTAAACGTTTTTTTAGATCTTCATTATTATAATTATCAATACATTTTTGAACTTCATCCTTAATTTCTTTATCAAGAATAACAGTTTTTAATTTTCTTTTTTTAATCTTTTTAATATCTTCCCAATAACCATCATGATATGAATATAAAAATAATGTATCATCTTTTGATTTAAGTTTTCTATTATTCTTATATTCTTCCTTAACTTTAAGGATAAAATCTTTCATAAATTTTATTTTATCATCATCAGTTATATCAGATAATATTTCCATTGTAATTTCTTCATAATGTCCAGATTCAGCTCTTGAATTAATAAAAATAGGATCACCTATTCTATTTCTAACTAATTTAATTTCAGTATCATTATGATAAAAAGTAAATTCATTATCAAAACCCATAAAATCTATGATATTATTATCATCTTCATCATGATAAATACATTCACCAACAAAAAAATGATGAGTATTATTATTTTTACATTTATTATTAATAAACCATAAAATAGCTGAAAATGTCCTTAGATCATATGTAGATATGGAAAATTTCATATTAATATAATAATAATTAATCTTTTAAATAAGAATCATAAGATTTAGTTCTTACTAATGTACCTTCACGGAATCGTTGATGAAGATTAAGTGTATGTGTATTATGGAGTTGAAGAACTGTTCCTTTATAAAGGCGAAGTAATTTATTATGATCTTCAATTAATTTATCATGACATAGTTTCTGTCTATTGAATCTTGATTTAATGATGTTATTTTTAAGACGTAATTCAGCAATTTCATCAGCACGATTTTCAGAACCAGTTTCATATCCCATATCAAAGTAAGCACTTTTAATAGTTTCAAGTTTATCCTCAGTTGGTAATTCAATTTTAAATAAATCTTCACGACATAAGGGACAATTATTACCAGTTTTACACATAGTATTTTCAAAGCAACTATAACAGAATGTATGATTACAAGAAGTATTTACATAACCTTCATCTATTTTATTATAACATATAGGACATTCTCCAATAACATCTCTTTTTTTAGTATAAATCTCTTTACCTACTCTTATACCATCATAAAATGCTTTTCTTTTAGAATCTAAATTGTTGAAATATTTATCAGCACCTTTAAAAGAATAAATATTTCCTGGAAGTTCATTCATTATGGTTGATATTATAAAATTATTTTATTTTTTAAATCAAATTTATGCCAACAGAAGTAATATCAGGATTATGGTTTGGATCTATTGATGATTTAAAACATCCTACATTTTTTGAAGATATGAATATAAATATAATTATTAATCTTACAGATTGTGAATTTAAAATACAAAAGAATAATGTATCATATATAAATTTACCATTATCATCTTATAATATACATTCATTAAATAATATTATATATAAATTAATAGATAATATTCATAATAATATTAAAGATGGATTAAATAATATTTTTATATATTGTATAAATGGATTAACATTTTCACCATTAATGATTGGTATATATATGATAAAATATGGTTCTGTTACTAAATATGATGTTCCAGTTATTTTAAAATCAAAAAATAATGATATATTAATATCAATTGATGACTATCCTAATTTATTATGTTAAATTATGATAAAAAATAAATATATAATAATAATATATGCCAGGAGCAACTTTACAATTAGTAACATATGGAGAACAAGATTTATATCTTACTGGAAATCCACAAATAACATATTTTAAAGTAGTTTATCGTAGACATACAAATTTTTCAATGGAAGATATAGTAATAAATACAATAAATAATCCTAATTTTTCAGGTCAAGTAATACAAAAAATAGATAAATTAGGTGATTTATTTCATAAAGTAAATTTTGTATTTAAAGGAGATAAAGTATATGCAGGACACGGATTAGCTAATCCATCAACAGCATTAATTAATTATGTAGGATTAACTATTGGTGGTCATGAAATAGATCGTCAATATGGTCATTGGATGGAGACTTATTATGAATTAACAAAACCTAATCCTAATGGAACAATATCAAATATATCAAAAATTGATGATACTTCAATATCACATACAGCTAGTAATGAAGATTTAGCTTTATCACAATTTTATGCAAAAAATGCATCAGATGCACATCCTTATTATTTTGATAATAGATTAAATAAATTAACAAATATATTTGGACCAGGATTTTCTTATCCCCCAACAAAATTTCAAAGATCATCTAGATCTGGTGGTGTATATTGTGAACCAACTTATCTTCAAGAATTAGAAACAGGTTTTGATGAAATAGGTGAATCATTTGATAATGCATCTATGATAGATGATTCTCAAGGACCTGCATCTTTTTCATTTAAAAGCGTGAACACAGATGGAAGTCAATCAGATTATTCAATAACATCAGCAACAATTAACGCCAGTATAACTGATGGACAACGGGGTAGTACATCAGCATCTCATCAATCTGCAAGTTTTACTGTTGCAAGTAGAATAAATACAAAAAAATCTTTATTTACAGGGTCTATTTTAGGTAGATTTGTATTAGAAATACCTTTTTATATGAGTAAAGATCCAGGATTAGCATTACCTTTAATAGCAATACAAAATCAAGAAATACAATTAGATATTAATTTTGCATCTTCAGGAGATGCTGATTGGTCAAACCATAACTATGATGGAAGTGGTAGTGGGGTTAATTATTTATCTACAAATGGAACTATTTCAAATACACAAAATGTTTTTAATGCACACATTACAAATGATGGTAATCAAATATTAAAACCAATAAGAAATAGAACTAATAATACTATAAATATGAATATAGATATATCTGTATTATATATATATTTAGATACAGATGAAAGAAGACGATTTGCAGAAGTAAGTCATGAATATTTAATAGAACAAGTTCAATATATAACTACATCAGCACAAGATGCTAATATTGATATATCTGGATTTTCACATCCTGTAAAAGAAATAATATGGACAGGGAAACCATATAATAGTGCTGATATTACATATGCTGAAAATACTATTGATTCTACAATAAATGCATCTTTTTTAAAAATGGAAAAAAAGTTCATAAATCTGGTGTAAGATTTGTTCCTGGTAATAATGATAATATACTTGGAGGATCAATTAAAAATAGTGATTTTACATTATCATTTGGAAATGCATCAGGTAATGCAGCACTTTCTAGTTCTTATAGTGATGGAAGTATATTTTCTTCAGATGGAAAATATGTAGCAGGATTAATAGGTCCATCGACACCAACATCTCTTGATATGTGTGATTGGTCAATAAGTTTAAACAATATAGATAGAATTAGTCCTAAAGGATTAGAATATTTTACAAGATATAATGTTGATGAATATCATACAGGATATGGTTCAGTATCATGTCCTGATTCAATAGCTGTTTATTCATTTGCTTTGAAACCAGAGGAACATCAACCTTCTGGTAGTTGTAATTTTAGTAAATTAGATAAAGCTTTTCTTCATCGTTATAAAAGACAGACAACTAATAATGATTATGTCAAATTGAATATATATGCTGTAAATTATAATATATTAAGAATAATGTCAGGAATGGCTGCAATTGCTTATACTTTATAATTATGTTCATTAAAAATAATAAATATAAATAATATATATAATGAGATTTGATTTAAAAAATAATAAAGATGTATCTGATATATATTTAATTGGTAATCCTCAAATAACTTATTTTAAGAGTGTCTACAGAAGACATACTAATTTTGCTATAAGAAAACATAAAACAGAAAACATAACTGAAGGTGGTCAACAAAATCGTATACCTATTTTAGGTGATTTAATAAAAACTATGAGTCTTGAAATAAATATAAATATGACAGATGATATACAAATACCAAATAATATAGGAACATCTATTATAGATAAAGTTAGATTACGTGCAGGTCAAGTATTAATTGAAGAACTATCTGGTTCATATATAAATATGTATTTACAGTTGAATAATCCAATGGGAATTTCAAATGTTTACAAACAAAATGTTTCAGATTCAAATATTTCTTGTATATCAGGAACTATGGAACAAATATTATCATTATCAGGAGGTGTTTACAATACTACTAATTGTTCAAATGCTGAGTTTTCTGTTATAGTTCCATTACCATTTTCATTTACAAGAAATACAGGAGATTCTTTACCTTTATTTTTATTTTATAATACAAGACCATTATCAATAGAATTAAAAAAAAGAATAGATACACCTGCAACTTGCACTTATAATTTAATAACTGATTATATTATATTAACTGAAGATGAAAAATTAAGATTTCAATCATCAGATAATAAGTATTTATATAATCAAATAATAGAAATTCCTACTGAAATATCTAATGGTGAAACAGAAATAACTATAGAAAATTTAGGTAATATTACATCAATTTTGTGGAATAATGATATGAAAAAAAATTATGAATATAATATTAAAGTTAATAATTATAAATTATTATATAAATTTATGTCATATCATTATTTTTCAAAACATACTTTAAGTAGATCAGGACATATTGGTTGTGGAACAGGTATTGATCAAATATCTAATGCATCAAGAGTAGTAAATAATGATAGTATATGTTTATATTCTTTTTCATTATTAGATGATATTAATGATGAATCAATATCACCAAGTGGTAGTATTTCTTCAAATGATAATAATATTAAATTTGTTGTAAAAAATTCAAATACAGAATCAGATGAAAGTATAATATTATATATTAATAGATATAATATATTAACTGTATCAGAAGAATTTATTAATTTA